AATTAATATACAAAAAAAATTTTTTAAAAAAAGTTTACATAAAAAAAAAAAGAAACATAATATTACAAAAAAGAACTTTTCAAAAAGTTCACAAAATAAAAAAACGAGAAAAAATAAAATATCTCGAAAAATTAAGATTTTGAGAAATTTAGAAGGGTTTAACATAGGAATTTTAAATAAAAAGGTGAAAAATGGAAAAATTCAAATAAATTTAAAAATAAAAGATGAGCCTTATAAAAGTGATGTTAAAAGAAAGTTCCAAAACTGGTTTTATTTCGGAGTTAGTGGTATAAAAGATAAAACAGTTGATTACATAATTCGTAATGTAAATAATTATGACGATGATTGGAAAGGGTTTAATGTATGTTATTCATATGATAATGTAAATTGGAAAAGAACAAAAACGATTGTAGAAACTCGAAAAAATAAAGCAAATATTTCATGGAAATTTAGGTCAAAAAAAGATAGAGTTTGGTTTGCATATTATCCTCCATATTCTTTTTCTAAGATAAAAAAGACTTATAAGGGATATCAGACTATTGGTCGTTCAGAAAAGGGTCGTCGAATTTTAATGAAAAAAATGGGGTCGGGGGATACAAAACTGTGGGTTATTTCTGGCCAGCATCCGGGAGAAACAATTAATATGTGGATTTTAGAAGGGTTCATTGAACGACTTATGGAGAGAAAAACATTATATAAAAAATATACATTTTTTATAGTTCCCTGTTTAAACCCCGATGGGAAAGTTATGGGACACTGGTATACAAATGCAAAGGGTGTGAATTTAAATAGAGATTGGGGGGATTTCAAATCGAAAGAAACACAAGCAATTAAGCGTCAATTTTTAAAATATGGATTTGACTTGGTTATAGATTTGCATGGAGATGAAGGTGCAAAAAATCATTTTTTTGCACATAGCCCAAAGAGAATACATCCTAAACATGATGAAATAAATAAACGAATAAATCAGAAAAATAAGAATTTTCAACTAAAAAATTATTATATTAAAAATGGTCATGACCAAACATTGGCAAATACATTGGATGAATTTACTACGGGAATAACAGTCGAGGGAGCAATGAAACATAAATTAGGAAATCATAAGACAATTCAAGACGAGGCAATACAAATAGGTAGAGATTTGTTGGATAGTTTATAATTTACTTTTTCACCGTCCTTTTTTGGGGGTATCTGTTGTGTAATTTTTTAATTTTTTAATTTTTGAGAACTTTTCTTAAAAGTTCTTTTCTTAAAAGTTCTTTTTTTTCGTTTATGTGTTTTTCTTTTTCGTTTCTTTTTTTGTGACCTTTTTCTTAAACGAGTCTTTAATTTTATGTTTCGTTTCTTTTTTATAGATTTTTGGCGGTTAGACTTTTTCTTTTTTTTTCTTTTGCCCCCCATAACAGGAGGCTTATTTGGTTCTCTACCTATCCACGTATCATGGATAGATTGAGGAACGTTTTCCATGCAAGTTGCAAAAATGATATTGGTTTTTTTTATACGTGCTGATTTTACACGTGCTGATTTTATATCATTAGATATTAAAGTTAATAATTGAGATAACAAAACAAATGATTCTTTGCCTAAGTTTTGTGGATCAAGTTGCGATTTTTTTGGATATGTACCCGCCCTGTTAAAGCGTATTAATTTGTTAGCACTAACACTTCTAGATAATTGAAAAAAAGTTATATTACCATTGTAATATCGTACTATAGTGCTAACAAATGGATCTTCTTCTCCTCCCCCTTCGCCAAAAATCAAATTCGGGAAAATTGCCGTACTTGAGTGCGGACCTCTTTCTTTCCAAGGAAAACGTTGATAAACATTAATCCCTCCTGATACAATATCGTGAACATGACGTTGAACTGCTGTTTGTCTAGATTCATTTGGTTTTGTAAGTAACAATGTACCTTCTGATACTAATACGCCGAAATTTAAATTTCTCCATTTATCTTCAGCCCCTTCTATGGTAATATTATGTCCTGTTGGATATGGAACTCCCTTAAATTTGATACTATTATTAAAAATACCATGTGCTGCAATAATGTAAACAACTTCATCTCTAGGTATTTTTCTCGGATATCCCGAGTGGGATAAGCAGGAAGATGCCATAGCACTTCCTAAATTTTTACTTTCTGAACTCCCTTGTCTTAAAAACCCTGAAGATTTTGTTCCAATTTCTATATCTCCCAGTTGTTGTGTTATAGAATCAACGTCGGAATGTATTAATTTATCAATAGGTTTTTCATCATCGTTGGATATAATAGAAGCCATAATGAATATATATATATTATATATAATTATTAAATTATATAAAATATATAATTATTAAATTATATATTATAATATGTTTAGTTAATTTTAATGTTTTTTAAAAAAGATTTTTTTCTGCTCTAATATTTTTTTCTGCTCTAATATTTTTTTCTGCTCTTAGATTTTTTTCTGCTCTTAGATTTTTTTCTGCTCTTAGATTTTTTTCTGCTCTTAGATTTTTTTTTACTCTTAGATTTTTTTCTGCTCTTAGATTTTTTTCTGCTCTTAGATTTTTTTCTGCTCTTAGATTTTTTTCTGCTCTTAGATTTTTTTCTACTCTTAGATTTTTTTCTGCTCTTAAATTTTTTTCTGCTCTTAGATTTTTTTCTGCTCTTAGATTTTTTTCTGCTCTTAGATTTTTTTCTACCCTTAGATTTTTTTCTTCCCTTAGATTTTTTTCTTTTTCCACCGACTCGACTCGATTGCTCGATATCATCCATACCTTGTTCACTACAATTTGGACAGTAATATTCGCCGTCATTGCCCCACCATCCTTCTACGTATGCATCATCCAAGTCATCAAAATCATCAGATACATCACAATTAACACATTGTAAACTATATTCTGGATTATCATATAAATCATCATCTGAAGATAAATACGCACCTTGTCTAAGTTGTGGTCTTGCAGGCGAGTATGTAGGACTCGAAGGTCTGGGCGAGTCTGGGTATCCGCTATTATCCAGATATTGCCCGACCCCCCCGTCTACGGCATTATTATTTGCGGCATCGCCAAAGGTAAACAATTGTCTACCGGACACATTATTACCATCATCAGAAGGGAAATATCCCGTTAAGTCTATAGGTTCCGGTCTAGAAGATGGAGATGAAATAACTCTGCGGTCTGGATTTGGATGTGGACCGCTTCCATAAGGATTTAAAAAGGGCAATCTATTAATAATAAAATCAGTTACATTTGACCCAGAAATTTCCCTAGGACCATATACACCATTCAATCTATATGTAGAATCCAGTGGATCTTCGGCTAAAAAATTACATTCGCTTCTTTTTAATAAACCCCAGTCTACGCTATTTGGTCCCCCTAAATAATCCATGATGATTTTTTCTAAAAATTCTAATGTTAATTCATTTTTCCTTTTTAAATCAGGCTGTCTACTAATATTATTATAAACACTTGTTGGAAGATTTTCCCCCAAATTTTGTACCAAACCAATTAATCCATCTCCATTGTCAAAACGAATACCTGCATTTTCTAACGCCGCATGACATTTTTCAATGAGTGTAATAGATGTATTATAATCGCAATCCATTATATATACAATATACATTAAATTATAATATAATTTGTAATTTTTATATTATACGAATATAACAAATGGGTGCGGGTGTTTTACCAATAGCAATACATGATGGCAAAATTTATTTTCTTTTTTCAAGAGAAGAAACAAACGCAAGGGATGGCGGATTGTGGAGTGATTTTGGAGGTAGAAAAGATAAAAATGAATCACATAGACAAACTGCTATACGAGAATGTCACGAAGAGGCAAACGGTATTTTAGGAACAAACAAAAGAATAACAAAATTAGTAAAACATGCAATAGATAGTATATATTTGAATGGATATAAAACTCATATAGTAGTGATTAAATATGATAAATCATTGCCTAAGAAATTCCGTGATGATTTTTTAGATATTAAAAAAAAGAAACCAGAATTAATTGCTAAAAATGGTTTGTATGAAAAAGATATGCTTAGATGGATTTCATACGATAATTTAAAAAAAAATATGAAAATTTTTAGGCCATTTTATAAAAAGTTTATTAAATATATTTTAAATAATATGTAGTTAAATATACATTCCAAATGGAGCAGATGATTCTTTTGTTTTTTTAATTAGTTTTTGTACAGTTTCGATTGTAACTGTAAATGGAAATTCAACCGTAATAATTTCTTTTTCATCAAACAAAACAGAACCCTTTTTCATAAGTCTATAAAGATTTAATTTTGTGTAAATAATTTCAAGACATCGTTTTAAATTTCTTACCCCCTTTTCTTTATCAGTGAGATTATTACTGATATGGTGAACTGTTTCTTCTGGAAACCTAATTTGTCCTTTCTCAAAATTTACATTTTCTTCAATCTTAGGAATTAAATAATCTCGAGCAATAACCCATTTATCATCAGTTTTGTATCCATCCGTTTGAATACGATACATTCTATCTTTTAAAATAGGATTGACTTTCGATTCTTCGTTATAACTAAATATAAACATTGATTTGCTTAAATCAAAATCTATATTAGCAAAATATTTATCATGAAATTTGTCATTTTGAGATGTATCGGTCATGTGTGTTAAAATACCCACAATTTCCTCACCTTTAGGTGTCTGACTAATTTTATCCAACTCGTCAAAATAAAATACTGGATTCATACATTTACAATTTATCAAAATATCTACAATTTTACCCCAATGACTGCCTTCATATGTGTATGAATGACCCTCTAGGAAACTACTATCAGTTGCTCCACCTAATGCTAAAAACGCAAAGGGTCTATTTAAAATTTTACTGACGCCTTCTTTAATAAGAGTTGTTTTTCCTGTTCCGGGAGGACCTTTAACTGCAATTGCAGTACCAATTGCATTTGGATTAGAAATCCATTGTCCAATCATTTGTAGAATCTGTAACTTAGCATCTTCTAATCCGTAAACCGCCTTGTCTAAAATATTTTTAGCATTTTCAATAAATTCTTGACATTTTTCAGGACCATCTTTTATGGAAATAGGTAGAGAGGCGTGCTTATTAAAAGGGATTCTCATAAATGTATCAACCCATTGTTTATTTTTATAATATTCGCCGGAACTGGGGTCCATATATTCAAGAGTATTTACTTTTTTCATAGCAAAAGATTTAAATTCGATAGGAATATCTGATTCAATTAATGAAATGCGATAAGGTTTTTCTATATTTGAAAATGAATTAATATCTTTTAGTTTTGTTAAAATTTTTTCTTGAACATCCAATCCAAGAGTTTTAAAATATTTAAAATCATTCATTACATTTTTTTCTCGAAGAAGTTTTCGGAGTTTAAAGAAATTTTTTTCTTTAAGTTTTGTGTCTTTTTTTTTCTGCAATTCTTTATCTTTTTTTGATTTTGCTTTAGCAAGTTCATTAAATTTTTTTTGTAAAACACTATCTCCTTCTTTTTTTGCATCTACCAATTGTTTGAGTTCATTTAAAAGAGAATCCTCTTCTTTTTCACTTTTATCATTATTATATTTGACTAATGATTTTATATTTCTTGAAAGAATAGATTTGTAAATTTTTTTTCTTTTATATTTTTTATTCAATATGATATCATATTTTGCCCTCATTCCGGATGTCCTCTTATGTACTCTTTGAATTTTACCTTGTTTAAAATCGTCCCAACCTTTCATTTTAAGAAACACCTTATCATTTTTCTTATATTTTGTAGAGTAGTACGTACCATTTTTTTTCATTTCTTTTTCTTGTTCTTCAAACATATCCATCCATTCTTCTTCAGTAACATCATCTACAGATTTATCATTTTTTTTTTCTAATCTCTTTTTTTTAGATTTAGGAGATTTTTTATCACATTCTTCTTCTTGTTCAGAATCGCGTTGTTCATTATTATCTTCAAATTCTTCCGAATCACCATCATCTGTATACTGTTGATACGGTGAATCATAATGGTCCAATCCTCCTTGAGGAACTGAAAATATAATATTAAATTTCATATTATTTTTCATAAATTCTTGCATGTCTTCTTCGTCCAAATCATCTTCATATTCATCTTCATATTCATCTTCATATTCATCTTCATCTTCATCTTCCTCTTCATCTTCATCTTCATCTTCAACTTCTTCATCATCTTCAACTTCTTCATCATCTTCAACTTCTTCATCATCTTCAACTTCTTCTTCATCATCCTCTTCATTATTTTCTTCTTCTTTATCATTGACTGTTTCTACTTTTTCTTTTCTTGATTTTTTCGTTTTGCGAATTATTAGTTTTTTTTTCTTTTTAGGAGCAGAAGAGATTTTATTTTTTCTAAGTTTTGTTGACGTTTTAGATTTTTTTTTGTTTTTTTTACCAATAAGTTTATCTATTTTTTCAAGTTGTTTTAATCTTTCTTTACCATTTTTGGATGGAAAAATTTTTTGCACAAACCGTTGCATTTCTATTGTACTCATATCATCAAACTCGTCTTTTTGAGGATCATAGTCGCTAGAAGAATCACTATCTGAATCCATTTTTGTAGATTTTTTTTTCTTTTTAGGAGAATTTGGACCGCCTTTGTTTTTTGGCATATATAAGAATTATTACATTTTTTTTTAAATTAATTTTTAAATCAATTTTATTTTTCTATAAATTTGAAAACTTATGTAAATATTTTTTGAAGATATTAAATTGAAAAACAATCTAAATAAATATTAATACAATATAAGTATGGCTAAAAAACAGATAAATCCATCAAAAATTATAGGAATACAATTTAGTGTTTTATCTCCTGAAGATATTAGAAATAGTTCGGTTGCGGAGATTACTTCAAGAGATACCTATATTAATAATAAACCGGTAATAAATGGATTATTTGATCCTAGAATGGGTGTTCTGGATCCGGGATTAATTTGTCCAACGGATGGTTTAAATTATATGAATACTCCTGGATATTTTGGACATATTAATTTAGCACGACCAGTTTATTACATTCAATATTTGACATCAACTATTAAAATATTAAGGTGTATTTGTTTTAAATGTAGTAAACTAAAAATAAGTAAGGATAAATTTAAACATTTATTAAATATAGATTCAAAAAAAAGATGGGACCAAGTGTTCCGAGTGGCAAGCAAGGTAAAAAGATGCGGTGAAGAAATATCAGATGGATGTGGGTGCAAACAACCTAGAAAAATTTATAAAGAGGGTCTAGCGAATATTTATGCTGAATGGGAAAATACAGATGGTATTGAAAGTGAGGATGGTACTATAAAAGATAAATTAACAATAAAGATGACACCGGAAATGGTTTTAAAAATTTTTAGGAGAATTAGTAACGAGGATGTTACATTTATGGGTTATAGTCCAATTTGGTCTAGACCAGATTGGTTTATTTGTCAAGTATTGGCAGTACCTCCTCCAGCAGTCAGACCTTCTGTTAAACATGATTCACAACAAAGAAGTGAGGATGATATATCACATATTATAGTAAATATTATTAAGGCCAATAAGACATTGCAAGCAAAGATTGATGGAAATAATACTGAAAAGGTTATTGAAGATTGGACTACAGTTTTACAGTATTATGTTGCAACAATGATAGATAATCGTATACCGGGAGTTGCAGCAGTAGCACAAAGAAGTGGGCGGGCTCTTAAATCAATTAAAGAAAGATTGGTAGGAAAAACTGGACGAGTAAGGGGAAATCTTATGGGAAAACGTGTAGATTATTCAGCACGCTCTGTAATTACTCCAGATGCGAATCTTAAAATTAAAGAGTTAGGTGTCCCTCAGGCTATTGCAATGAATATCACATTTCCGCAGTGTGTCAATGGGCGAAATAAAAGTTTCTTGATGAAGTTGGTATTGAATGGGCCAAAAACATATCCGGGTGCTAATATTTTGGAAAGAAAAACTGGAGAGTCTATATCATTAAAATATGTAGACAGAGATACTTTGGTTTTAAATGATGGAGATATTATACATCGTCATCTTTTGGATGGAGATCCAGTTCTATTCAATCGTCAACCTACTCTTCACAGAATGAGTATGATGTGTCATATAGTTAAAGTGATGAAAAAGGGTTCAACATTTCGCATGAATGTTGCAGATACTAAACCATATAACGCGGATTTTGATGGGGACGAGATGAATATGCATGGACCACAGGATGAGGAAAGTCAGGCAGAATTAATGTATTTGGCAGCAGTTCCAAAACAAATTATTTCTCCACAAAACAATCAATCTATTGTAGGTATTTTCCAGGATTCTTTGTTAGGATGTCATAGATTTACTCGTGAAAATATTAACTTTTCCACTCGACATGCTATGAATTTACTTATGTATTATAATAATGTAGATAAATCGCTTTTCACAAATAGTGGGAATGAAGTTAGTAGTTTTGATATTTTGAGTCAAATTTTACCTCCAATTTCAACACGATTTTCAAATAAATTGTATGATAGTGATGAAAATAAAAAGACATCGAATAATATTATTGAAATAGTAAATGGTCAATATAAAAGAGGTTCTATTGATAAAAGTGTTTTGGGTTCAGGTTCTAAAGGATTAATTCAGACTATATTTAACGATTTTAATTATAAGGAATCTGCTGATTTTATAGATAATATTCAGGCTATTGTAACAGAATATATGAAATTAAGTTCATATAGTGTTGGGATTAGTGATTTGATTGCCGATAAAAAAACTAATCAAAGAATTATTTCAACTGTAAATGAAAAGAAAAAAGAAGTGCATGATTTAATTAATCAATTGCATTTAGGAGTATTTGAAAATTCAACGGGAAAATCAAATGAAGTAGAGTTTGAGACCAGAGTAAATGCATTACTTAATGAAGCATCTGGTAATGCTGGGAAAATAGGAAGAAAAAGTTTGTCGGCAGAAAACCGATTTGTTATTATGGTAAATGCTGGTTCAAAGGGTAGTACTATTAATATTGCACAGATGATTTCTTGTTTGGGTCAACAAAATGTCGATGGTAAACGTATTCCATTGGGATTTGAAGATAGAACTCTTCCTCATTATACAAAATTTGATGATAGTCCTGAGGCAAGAGGGTTTGTTGAAAGTTCTTTTATTCAGGGATTAACACCGGAAGAAGTATATTTTCATGCAATGGGTGGACGTGTTGGTTTAATTGATACAGCAGTAAAAACGAGTCAGACCGGATATATTCAGAGACGATTGATTAAATCGATGGAAGATCTTAAGGTTGAATATGATATGACAGTTAGAAATAATAAAAATAAAATTATTCAGTTTTGTTATGGCGATGATAATATTAATCCAATGAAAACTGAAAATCAACAATTTCCTCTTACAGTTATGACATTAGAAGAATTATATAGTCACTTTCAGGTTCCAATGGATAAAACAAATTCATTGTTTAATACAACTTATACAAAAGATGCGGGAAAAAGACTGCGAAAACAGCAAAAAACTTTAAATAAAAAATTAGTTCAACATTTAGAAATGTTTATTACAAAAAGAGATCAAATAGTAAAACATGTCTTTAAAGGTGAGAAGAATATTGTATTACATATTCCAGTTCATTTTCATAGAATTATGAATAATATTGAAAAGCAGTTATATATCCAAGGTGATTTTATGGTTGATATTACACCATTAGAAGTAATGGAGTTAGTTGAAGAAACATTGAGTTCTTTGGGACAAACGGAACTTATAAAACCAAATGAATTATTTAAGTTAGCATGGTTGTTTTATTTAACACCAAAAGAATTATTGATGATGAGAAAATTTAATAGAAAAGCATTGGTTTATTTGATGGAAACTCTTGTATTGAATTACAATAAAGCAATAGTTCATCCTGGGGAAATGGTTGGAATGATTGCTGCTCAGAGTATTGGAGAACCAACTACACAAATGACGCTTAATACGTTTCATTTTGCAGGGGTAGCGTCTAAATCCAATGTTACGAGAGGTGTTCCTAGAATTGAAGAGATTTTGTCTCTTTCAGAAAATCCTAAGCAACCATCGACAACCATTTATTTAAAAGAAGAGGACCAAACTAGTATAGATAAAGCACAAGAAATTAAATATTCACTTGAATATACATGTCTTAAAGATGTAACAAATTCTATTAGTATATGTTATGATCCAAATCCTGAAGAAACATTGATAGATGAAGATAGAATTCTTTTGGAGGAGTATAATGAGTTTAAAAAGATTATGGAAGATTGTGGTGTAGAGGAAGTTATCAATGAACATTCAAAATGGGTAATTCGTATTGAATTATCAAGAGAAGATATGATGGATAGAAATATAACTATGGATGATATTCATTTTGCACTTAAAAATTCTCTGAAAAATAGTATTAATTGTGTGTTTAGTGATTTTAATGCTGATAATTTAATATTTAGAATTAGATTAATTAATGCAAAATCAATGCTTTCTAGTAAGAAAAAGAATTTGGATCAGAGCGATGAAATTTATATGTTGAAAAACCTGCAAGATAATATTTTGAATAATATTATTCTTAAAGGAATAAAGGGCATTCCTAAAATAATTATTCGTAAGGTGGCAAATCAAATGATTAAAAAAGATGGAAATTATGAACCAACTGATATATGGGTATTGGACACGGTTGGAAAAAATTTAAAAGAAATTTTATCAACCGACACAATAGATCCAAAAAGAACATATAGTAATGATATTCGCGAGGTATATAAAACTTTAGGAATAGAAGCAGCAAGACAATGTATCTATACAGAAATTAGTGAAGCATTTGAAGCAAATGGGAACTATATTAATTATCATCATATTTCAATGTTATGTGATAGAATATGTGCTACAAAAAAGATGATAAGTGTATTTAGACATGGTATTAATAACGACGACATTGGTCCTATTGCGAAAGCCAGTTTTGAAGAAACTCCCGAAATGTTTTTGAGGGCGGCAAGACATGCTGAATTGGATTTAATGACAGGTGTATCATCCAATATTATGTGTGGACAAGATGGATATTTCGGAACTGGTTCCTTTCAAGTTATGTTAGACATAAATGAAGTAACCAAAATGGAGTCTAAAACTTTGGAAGAAAAAATCAATATAAATAATATGTTGAAGGTTGAAGATGAAAATGATTATTGTTCTAAAAATAATATCAAAATGAATGATAATAGTAAACTTATTACTGCAGAAAATAGTGGCATCATAGCAGACGACTATGACATAGGCTTTTAAGTAAAATATATTATATTAAAATATATTATATTTATTAATTATATATGTTGTTACAAAAAATTTTTTTATGTCTAAAAGACAAATATTCTATTTCCATGAATGAAATAGAAGATTTATTTGATATAGAAGAAATGAAGTGTTGTCATATTTATAATATTATAAATGTTAGATATGAAAGTGTTTTAAAAATAAAATTCAAAGCAATATATTTTGAATCAAAAAGAATTAAAAAGTGTTTGCATTCATTTTTAAAAATATATTTATGGAAAAAAGCCATTGATAGTGAAATTCAACAAGATTTATATATGAATAAATTAACTATATTTAATGAGAAGTTTTTAATTTCAGTATTAGAAAAAAATACAATTTATAAATTTCGATTGAGTGATATAGTAAATTTGTGGATGTTATCATTGAAAAAAACGGATCAATTATTTGTTGTACCTATGAACGTAAAAAATCCATATACAAATATAGAATTTTCAAAAAGTAGTTTATATAATATTTATTTAAAATTATTAAATACTGGTTTTATTATTCCAAATCTTATTACATCACATATAAAATATGAGTTGGATATCAAAATGTTTACTATTCGAAATTATCCAGAATTAAAAGAAATGGCGATATTAACATTTATAAGAGAAGGAAGTCATGTGGAAAAATATGAACATATATTGAATATGTTGCATGATTTTAGATGTGATATTAATTATCATACAATGTCATCACTATGTTCAAATAATGTAAAAAAAAAAGCAGTAATAATTTTTAACAGTTATTTATTTTTATATTTGGAATCAAAATTTTCGTGTAATCCAATGATTAAAAGTGAAAGTAAAAAAAGAGTGAAAGAAAAATTAAAAAAGTTATTAGAGGATGATCCTTTATTTGGTTTTGATAGAGGCGATGTCATAAGATATGTTCCAATAAGTGAGAGAGCAGAACAACGAAGAAGAGAAAGGAACCATAGATTATCTCCTATATTGGCACGGTCGAGTTTGAACAACCCGCCTCCTCTGCCAAATACAGTTAGGAGACGAAGAAGAAATGCACTTACACCTCTTCCTCCTCCTCCACCTCCTCCTCCTCCTCCTCAAACAAATACAATTGTTAGAAATTATGTTATGCCATCTCGTCCTCCTCCACTCCCATCAACAAACAACAGATTACCTCCTCCATTATTATTAAATAATTTTACATATAATTTGTCTACCGATACATCATCGAGTGATATTCATCTTTATAATTCAACGTCGGAATTAACATCAACGTCGGAATTAACATCAACGTCGGAAACATCGGTAACAACTCCGACAAATACCAATCCATCGCCCATTACAATATCATCAACCGGCACTCCAGAATATATTGCAAATTTATTAAATTCAAGAAATAGGGCAAGGGATCTTTTACAACAAATAGATAATGTTCTTAACGAAACTTCTGAACCCGAGATTTTTCCGCAAATACAAACGGGATCTGCAACTCTTGAAGAAGAAACAGACGATGAAATTAGTAATGAATTTGGTTTTGATATATCATATGATATAGAAAATCCATTTACATCTAGAAGTGAATTAAATAGAACACCACCACTGTCAAATCAAAATAATGAAATACACGAAACATTGCCATCGTCTATTCATAATATAAATACACAACAAATAGTTGATAGAATAAATGTAGTTATTGATAGAGAAATATTTAATTCGTATGAGGAGAGTCATAGAGAAACATACCAAACAACACCACCATCAATAATAGAAGATATTACGCCAGATGAATTCATAACAGTTGATAACTCTATAACTGAGGATGAAAATAAAGATAATGACACTACATAAATAATATTATTATTTAAAATATTATTTATAAATTATATTGTTATTCCTATTTCTCCTGATATTGTTGGTGTTTCTTCTGAAGGTAGTTTGGTTTTTCCTAATTTCGTAGATTTTTTGGTTTTCGTAGATTTTTTGGTTTTCGTAGGTTTTTTGGTTTTCATTTTAATACTTTTCATACTTTTTTCAATTGCTTCTTTTAATTCAACATTATCAGAATATTTTACAGTTATGTGAGGATCACTAATTTCATACACATTTGCATTATTTATATATTCATTGCTGGCTCGTAATGAAATATTATCAAAATAAGAATCAAATAATTCTTCTAATAAAACAATTTCATCACTATTAATTTTATATTTAACATGGTGAAAAGATAGAAATGATTTTGGTGTAAATATATATTTTCGTATTTTTGAAAAACGAATAAGTTCATCACTTAATTTTATATAATAATATAACTTGTTGGAAGTTCTACTATATAAATTTTTTTTAGGTAAAATTATACGACATATCCCATTTTCATCTCTTAATAAGTACGAACAATTAGTAGTTTCTTCACAAATATCTTTTCTTAATCCTATACAATTTATCATATTATCATAGTCTTCAAGTGTGTTTAATTTTATTTTTTGAAATAAAACGACATCTTGAAGTGTAAGTTTTAATATACTTCTAATTTGCTCCATTTTCTCTACATATGTTAATATTGGGTTATTAATGATATGTTTTAGATTTTCTTTTTTTTCTAAATTTTGACTGTAATTTAGTATTATTTTTAATGTGTTTCTAAAAAGACCATAGAAACTATTTTCAAGTGTTAATTTTTTAACTATTGTTTTTCTCTCCATGTCCCGTTTTTTTGTTCTTAAAATTTTATTATCAATCAAAAGTTCGTGTGATTTATGTCTTACAGGTTCAATGGGTATGTCATCGCTGGAATTGTCCAATCGTTCAGGTAATATAGGAACAAATTGGTTTGATGAAGTAATAATACCTACAACATGTTCATCTGAAACAATTTTTTTCACAGGCCGAGATTGTATTCTGTTTTGTGATACTGTATATATATTACTTAAGAACTCAAAAGTTTCGTTATATGATTGATATTGAGTTTGATCGTTTATAAACTCAATTTCTAATCCTGGGATACCTCCTGATGCTTTACATGGTAAATAAAATGTACGGCTATCATTAATTACAGATAATCCAATTACTTGAAAATTATTATTAATGAATTGGGATTTAATGTTAAATCCCAATGGTTTTAATATCTTTATTATTGCGTGCGGAGAGATATTTGATAAAAATGTATACTGTTGTACACTATTTTTTGGAGTACACCCTTCAATCAAAGATCTTTTAATTTTTTTAATTGTTTGATAAAGTCCGGTTGATTTCATTTTTTTAAATGTTTGATTTGTAAAAAATTTTTTAACAATAAATAATTTCCTATTATTTTTTCGTGTCATTTTGCAAAGAGGTTCATAAAAATTATTTTCGCTATATACCATTAGTGTGGGTTTATGAGAGTTGAAAAACTCTGAAGAATTATAACTCGAAGGGCATACTAATTCTATTTTTGATGTCATATCATTGTTTGCATTTTTAAAAATCAAAAGATTTATACCTGCATTAAATAATACTCCTCCTTCATTTTTAGGTTTACAAACTAAGTCCCATAAATACGTGTAATCTATAAAAACATCTTTTGATTTGAAATAATTAATAAAATTTTCATAAGAAAACATTAATTTTTTCTTTAATTTTTTATTTTTGGTTATTTTAGATAAGAAAAAACTGTCTTCATAACTACTAATGGCGATATTACTTTTGGATTCAAAAACTTGGGGCAATATTCCATTTTGAGCAATTAGAAATTTATCGATAGTTAAATTATCTATAAAATGTTGTTTAAATTGTTCTAAACTTTCAACTTGAGATGTAAGTTTAATACCTTGTTGATCGTTATTATTATAGAATTTATATACGTTAGCAAGTAAGCATAGAAAGGATTGATTTCTATTTTTTTGAACTCCTATTCGTAAAATACATGGTGCATTTAATTTCAATCTTTTATTAATGTTACTATCACCAGAAGAAATATAACAAATATCTTTACTACTAAATCCTAAAAAGCCTTCCAGTGCGGGTGACATATAACCTAGTTGTCCTGTTTTAAGGGGAAATTGCATAGTAGGAGTATCTTCTATTTTAACTAATTTTTCCCTTGTTCTAGAATTTACTATGGAACCAAGTGTTTGTTTACCGTTATTGTTTGCCACAGTAGATGATTCATTACATACTTCTAACATTTCACGACGTTCAGTTGCCAATTGCGGTCTCGTTTGTAATTCACCCTTTATACTGTCTAGTTTTATATTACCCTTTTCGTCTGTCTCATATGTAGGTTTAGGAAATGGTTTATACATATGTGGGATTTTAGCAGGATCATCTGTAACTTCCCCGGTAACTTTATCTCTATATGTACCATCATCTAATTTTTCATAAGTATTTGTACCGGGATATTGAAAACAACAAGGAACACATAATCCATCAGGATGTTTGCTTTTATCTTGAAAACCTGGATACATAGGTCTGTATATAAGACGTCTGGCAGGATCACCCTCGGTAGTATTTTTTGCATTTTCTCTATGAAAACGTTCATCTGTAAATTCAACTATTCTTTTACCTTTTGGAATTTTTTTTGCATTTTGTGGGATTAGTGCTTTCCATCCACCACATTCTCCCTCATTAATCTGTTTTAATGATAAACTTCTAGATTTACCATTATCATCACGAACACACCAGAATCGAGGACAAATATAATTATATTTTTTCTCTCCGGATCCATACCTAATGTATTCATCATATGATTTAATACCCGAATTATTATCTTTTTCATCGATATATTGTTTTTCTTCATCTGTAATTAATACAGGTTGTCTTCTATATTGATTAGGACATGAACGGCTGTAAGACTTGTAATGAGGTTGATCTTTTTTTAAAAATAAGTTAGGTTCTTTTTCTCTTTTTTTCATCATAAAAATATTTTTCGCACCTGATATAGAGTACTGGGACAAATCTATATCTAGTTTATCTTCATTGTCACTATCTGCCCCTCCTCCTTGATTAAAACTAATAGAATCTTCTTCTTCACTTTCTAAACTATCATCACTTTCTTCATCCAAATCCTCCCCAAAATCTATTTCATCCTCCCCAACTTCAATATTATCATCGTATTCGTCATCAACTTCTGCATTATTGGTGTCGTCGTCTTTGTCATCGACCTGAGTGCCTTCCCTTAATTCTATTTCTGGAGAAACACTTTCTCCCGGAGATTCAGATAAAGATGAAAGTTCATCTAATGAAGAAGAATTACTAATTTTTTCAGGAGATTTATCTGGTATAGTATCGTCTTTAATACTTAACGATTTTGCACTAGGTATTGGGTCAG